TGTAAATGAGGTTGAAAGTAGGACCCGACGCCCACCCCAGCTTTAGGGGATTTGCGTTCCTACCTGCATGGTCAACTCAACTTTGTCTTCTTACGCCGCGCTTCCGGGCACCACACCGGGGCACCGCACTTATGGTGCCATTCACTTCTCGAAGACTCCGTCCTGCTCCACCATGCCTCGCCTGCTCAGCCAGACTGGCCACCCTCGCCAAGGAGCCTATCCCTTGGGGCCTACTTCCCAGGCCTGGGTCCAGAGCGCCCCTTAAAGGGGCGCCCCAATTATTGGAGTATATTTTTATGGCAGGTTAGCGCTTCCGCAACTCGTTGCCCTCGTACCACACGCCAAGCGCTGTGCCAATGGCCTCAGGGTTGCCACCGGTGGCATATGCGGTGGCCGCCGTGGCGGCTGCACCCAGCGTGTGGTAGGCGATGGCAGCGGGAGTGGAATGCCACCACTTATCGTTGGCCGCGTCCAATGCCTGGACTACGTCCTTTTCGGTGTTAACAGAACGGGTGGTCTCCACACTAGACACCATACCCTGATTACTCAGAGGGGTGAGCTCGTAAGTGCAGACACACCTTATTCGAATACCAGTCGCCACGGGCAGACCAGCGGCAACAATGATGAAGCCGTTCTTGCCGTTGGCCGCTTCAGGGAACTCGGTCTGGTCCTGTGACAGGGCCGCGATATCAGTTGGTCGGGTTTCCTGGTCACCGGGCCTCAGGCGGATCTCCATCATGGTGCTCGGCGTGCGTTCAACTATCTGGCAGCTCGACCTGATCTGCCCTACAGTTGAAGAACCGCCGGCTCCACCATAGGTGGTTTGAATGATGTTAGTTAATTGGCCGCCTGGGACTACTCCCATACCGATAATCCCCGAGCGGTTCAGCTCTGCGCCGGGATACATAACCTGGACACATGCTGAGACCGCCCGTGCAGTGCTGTAGTTAACTAGAAACGCGGCGCCCGGGACTCCGATGGGTTGAAGGGTGATTCCGGTGGTGTCGTTCGGGGCCGCCCACTGGAACGCGCGAAGGGCGCCTGGAACCCAATAAAAGCATCCAGCAGTCTCAGTTGCAGCTGAAAAGAGGATAAAATCGCTCTCCAGTCGCACTGCGATGGAGCCTCCTGAGCCAGTGGCAAGACCACGCACAACAGGTGCGCCACAAGGGTCCGCCAATAAGCGCCCAAAATCGACCGCTGATCGATCGAGCCGCGTAATGCGCCCGAGTCTGACGGGTGGTGGTCGTCGTCGCGCGCCCCTGGTGGG